AGTAAATTTTGTAATTCCAAGCTCTTTAATGCTTGATGTAAAGCTATAACCTTTACAAACAACTTGTAAATCGTCAAACTCTGGGTGAGTTAATGTTCCTACGCCACTTTCATCTAAAGCCGATATTAAATCATCTCTTTCCGCATAATCAACATTATCATCGGTATAAACAGTGATTGTAAACTTCTTTTCTAACCCGCCATTATCCTCAACATATCTTTCTTTTTTATTTGGATATTCATGAGTAATTGTTTTTCTTCCACCGCTTCCGCTTTGGTCTTGGTAATAAAAATAAGCGTCTTTAAATTGTCCATCTGGTAATCGTGAAGTATCGAATATAGTCATTAAGTCCCCGCAAATACTGAATTAATACCAACAGGCAAGAAGCTATTAGGTCTTGGGGTAAAATTAGAATTAGAACCCTTAGGTAATCCTTTTATGTTTACATTTAACTCACCGCCAGCTGTTAAGCTCTGTGATTTGTTAATTTGCGATGGTTGGTTAATTTCTGGTGAAACAAAATTTGCCATTTTATCAAGTCCTAAAAAGTTTAAAACAACCGCTGAATCAGTTCTAAATTTATTGATTAAATCCATTACCATTTTTATTTTATCCGCAACATAATCAAAAGCACCAGCAAATTTATCTTTTAGAAAATCATAAATTATTATGAAACTATCTTTTAGTTTAAAAAAAAGTAATATTAGTGCTGAAATCCCAAATCTAACTATACCAAGCGGGCTTACAAAAGCATTAAAAGCAGGAATAACTAAATAATAAAGTATAGATGTAATTAATCTAAATGGATTTAAAAGTAAAGCAAAAGCACCAGCAAGCAATCCAAATCCACTTATAACTAATCCCGCTACTCCTATTAATGAACCTAAAATTAAAGCAACTGGAGCTAAAACCGAAACAATTAAAACTGCATAGGTTATAAATTTTTTAGTTTCTGGTGAAAGTGATTTAAATTTAGCAGTTAGTTTACCAGCGAAATCAGATATTTGAGTTATTAATTGTTGTAAGTTAATAGCTTTAACCATTTCCGCACCCAATTCACCAAAAGCAATATTAATATTATCTTTTAATGTTGAATAAAGTCCGCCTAAAGATTTTGATAATTTCTGAGTTGCCTGAAAATACATGCCATTTTTTTCCGTGGCTTGCGTCAATGCTTTATTAACAATATCAAAAGAAATTTTGCCATCAGTTGCTAATTCTCTTAATTGAGTTATGCTTTTACCAGTTGATTTCTGAAGTAATGCCCAAATAGGAATACCATTACTTACAAATTGCATTGCATCTTGTCCTTGTAATTTTGTCATGCCCGCAACTTGTCCGTAAACAACCGCTAGCGATGTAATATCTGCACCCGATCCAGCTGAAACATCGCCAAGCATTTTAGTTGTCGCAACAACATCTTTTAAAGCTATATTTGAGCCTAATAATGTTCTTGTTGCTTTGACTATTTCGGGTAATTCAAATGGCGTTTCTGCTGAATATTTAGCTAATTCTTGAAATAGGTTTTTACCTTTTTCCGCTGATCCTGTTAAAATTTCTAGTTGAATACCAAGAGTTTCAAAATTTGATGCTGAAGATATCGCCTTTGCTCCAATTAAACCCATAGCCACTGAAGCTGGAGCTAATGTAGAACCAATGTTTTTAACTGATTGAGAAGTTTGTTTTAAGGTATCGCCAACTCTATTAAAAGAATTTGACATTGATTGAGCTGTATTGGCAACTTTATTATTTACCTGCTCTAGGTTGGATTGTATCTTCTTTAATTGAGGGCTTATGTTATCAACTAAATCGTATATGTAAGATATTTTAAACATTTTTTTCTAGTTGTTTGTTAATTTTCTCCGCCTCTTTTTGTAATCTTAAAAGCTTTGGTATTGGTTGCGACTCTAACCAGTCCATACTTGCCGACCCTTTATAGAAATATGCGAGGTTGCAAATAATAGTTTCTAGTTTAGAGTCTTCATCCAAGAAACAATAAAAAAAACCTCTATATATTTAGCCAATAGCTCCTCAAAATCTGATTCATCAATCTTTTGAACTTCGCTACTAATCAAAGGTTGCTTCATATCTTCATCTTTAAAAGCAACATTAATTAAAAGGCTTTCAAAATGTTTAAAATATGCCACAATATCAAAATCCTTAGAAGCGAATAAGATTGCTTTAATTGCTTTTGAATCAAGTTTACCTTCGCCTATTTGCTCTTGAGCATCTTGCTTTTGAATTGTTGCAGTCATTGCAAAGATTGCTTCAATAAACTTTTTCTTTAGTACAAGGGTTTTATCCTTATCTTTGTAAGTTGGAGCTTTTAAATAAATTTTACCTAAATCATTAAAAATATTCTTGCCGTCAACATTGGCTTGAACTTTTAATGGAGTTTGTAAATCAAAAGTAATATTGTCCATAAAAACTAAATTGCTGGGTCGCCTAAAAATACATAATCAACAGTTGATAAATCTTCACGCTCTGGAAGCATTTCTAACAAACAAGCTGAAAAGTTTTGGTCTCTAAAAGAGATAGTATTATTATCTCCGTTATTAAAGAAAGCGTCAAACTGTGCATTGCTTTCAGGAGTAACCCTTACTTTAACTGTAATTTTACTTACATTAGTTGAAATATCAGTCGTGATTATTTTACCACCGTTTACTTGTGGACTTACAATACGCTTTTTTGTGCCTGCTTCAATTTTAACCGCTCCCTCGTAAGAGATAACAGTTCCATTAATTGATAAATTGCCGTAATCTAAAATTGCCATAATTATTCAAAGGTTGGAGTGAAATTAACAATAAGTTGTCTAACTTGTGAAACAATATTTGCGATTGATTCTGCGGTGATTTTTCCATCAACCAAAGTAATCACAATTGAATCTTCTAAAGCTTGTTTAAATGCATTAGCTTCTTCGCTACCAGCTCTCAATAATACATAATTATTATTGCCAGTTTTATAACCTGATAAAGCTCCATAATAGCCCATCATTTTAGCAATAAAGCCTTCACGATTAACCATAGGGCGACCAGCTATTAGTTGACCAGTTGTTAGAATATGTTGTGAGAAATCAGCTTTAAGATTTTGGAAAACATAATCACGAACAATTGTTAAAGTATCAACATAGTTAATATATTTAAATGTTTTATCAATTTGTCCTAATGCATCTGTTTTGTAGGTCGTAACCGCTTCATTACAAATAATAGTTGTATTTGATGGATTATTTCTAAGCAAAGTAATTCCGCTATTTTCTAATTCTACACATTCTGCATCTGTAAAATCATGCCCAGTTTCAATGGTTGGAAGCAAATTAAATGGAGTATTATGATAAGGTATACCACCAAAGAAGCTACCGCCAATTGATTGGCCATTAGTTGTAATTGATGATACATTTGCACCTTCTGTTAATCTTAATTCTCTTAGGCAAGCAAAATAAGAAGCAATAACGATTGGACTTTCAAAGATTGCTCCGCCTTTGTGAGTTGATGTTGCAATTAATGGTATTCCTAAATATGCTAAAGTTTTTTGATTTAAAGCATCCCCTGCGGTGTTTGTATTTGAATAAGTATCAGGTTTAGAAGTTATGCCAATGCCATCAATAATTTTATTATCAACATTAAATCTTGCTTCTGTGAAAGCTGTCAAGGTTGAAGTTCCCCACTCGGCAGGATAAACAATCGAGGTATATCTTTGGTCAACAACTGGGTCAAATAATGATGTTAAAACTGGATTAGTTGCACCGCTCGCCATTGCTGTAAGTGTTGCAGTAATTCCAGCAACTGAACCAACTATTTTAAGTCCGATTGTGTTTCCTTGAACTCCATCGTTAGTAGCAGTTAAAGCAACTGAACCAGTTGTATTTACTGCGGTTACTGGAGAATAAGTATTGGCGGTAATTAAAGTTTCTAAATTAGCACCAATTGAGCTAGCGGTTGCACCACTGGCAACGGCTAATTCATATTTACCATTTCTAATTGAGTCAATATAAACTGTCAAAGTTCCTGCTTCGGTAGCTGTTCCGCTAAATGCAATCGTTCCTGTTGATGCAACGCCCGAAGCATTATCAGTTAAACCAATTGCACTAATTTTAGGCTTAATTTTAGAAACCGAAAGAGCATCAATCATGGCTCTACCAGCTTTTGCAATTTGTGATTTAGCACCAAAGAAATCATTAAATTCCTTTTTAGAAATAATGCTTTCTTTTAGTTGACCGCTTGAAGCAGTTCCGCTAATCATACAACCGACTAACAAAATTGAACGCTCGCCCGCATTTTTAGCGGTTAAAGCTGATTTAATATTTGAAGTTATATTTGGAAATGATGCACCCATTATTTATTTACCTTTTTTTGAATTGATACAATCTCTACGCAATTATCAATTGCTGAATCTCTTATTCTATTACGCCAAAATATTTCTGATGGCACTCCGTCTATATCATCAACTTCAATAATTGAATCTTTAAAGACTTTGCCGTTTGGCGTTTTAATATCTTGATTTATTTTTAATTTCATAAAATAAAATTTAATTTAATGTTGTAATGATGTTAAAAATTCAATTTAAATCAACGGGAAAAACCATGATTAATTTCTAGTATTAACATAAAATTCGAGGTTGTTATCTTCAAATATTCCATCGATTATTTTTAATGGAGTTCCATTATCAAAATCTGCGGTATCTTCTGTTTGTATAATATTTGGAACGGTAAAATCAAATCTATGTGTGTATCTTGCTTCAATGTAATCATCTGCCTCATCGCCAATAAATTGGCATGGTTGAGTTTTTTCTTCTTTTAAATCACTTACAAAAATATAATTTGCTAAGCATTTTAAAAGCGGGTTTAAATAGGTTTTTGCTTGGTCTTGAAAAATACCGCCAAGTGTTGAACTTGTTGAAGGAATTACAACATAGATATTAAATTGTTGCATCGATGTATTCCAATAAGACTCATTTTTTTTATTTGAAGAAGATGAATCGCCAACAATTGTATCGTCTTTAAAAGCTTGGTTTTGACTTAGAACAACAAAAGCCCAAACTTGTGAAATATCACTTGAATTTGTTGAATAATATTGTTGTATTCTTGCTGGTGTTGGTGCATGGTCAATTCTAGTTAAGCAACTTACTTGAATCGTTCCCTGTGCTGGCGATAGCATAGAGCCAGTTGTTTGGTAAGAAAAAGAAGTTGCATCAATTTTTGTAATTTGTTTATAGCCATTATAGCCTTCTTGGTCTTCTAATAATAAATATCCACCCGATACAGTTGACGGGCTTCCACTTACTTTAAATTTAAATGTTAAATTTGTTGCAACGCTTACTAATTCTTTTACGCCATTATATCCACTAGCTCCTACTATCTCAACATATAAAGGTAAATTTGCTGGAGAATATTTAGAAGGGTCGGTTAATTCGTGGTCGGTTGATGCGGTTGCTGTTGCAATTCCATTTGAAAAAGTAATTGAGCTTAAAGCAATTGGATTCTTTGCACCTCGAATTGTTGCATAATCATTAGTTGATAATCCATGAGCAGTTGTGGTTGTGCAAGTAATAGTTGTCCCGCTTCTTGTTAATGAAGAGACATTAATTATTGTTGAAAAATCATCGGTATATTTTGGTAAAATTTCTTTTAATCTATTAACTATGTAAACCCCTTTCATTTCTTACCCTCCAATGCCTTTTTTAACTGAATATCTATGTTTGATTTAATTTTATCTTTAAGCTTTAAAACTGTTCTTTTAAACGGCTCTCTTGCTTCCATTTTAGAAGTTCCTTTTTCTAAAAATTCCGCATATTCTGGAGCTGATTGATTTGCACCAAATTCAAGAGTTCTATTGCCTCTAACCGCAAAATCAACGGACTTTCTAAACTTACCCGTAATGATTGCGGGCGTTTCGCTTGGTGCTGATGCAATATGTAATTTAGGTTTCTTTAATTTACCACTAACTCCACGATAAACTTTGTAAGATCTACCGCTTTTAGGGGCTTTCATATCTTTGTTTAAATCTGCGACTAATTGCTTTCCTGATGCGTAAAAGCCTTTACGAATTGCTTTTGTTAAATCAACTGGCAATTCATATAAAAACTTCATTGTTTTTTCGTTGCTTGAGCCAGCTTTTACTTTAATCATCGTTTATTAGCATTAATTGTTTTATCGCCTTTCTCCGCGCTTCTTAACCGCACTATGTTATCCATTTTATCGATATTGTCGGTGTTAGTTATTTTATATAAATTATTTTTGTATTCTATCCAGAGTTGTTTTGTTAAAGGAATTGCGGAATTATAGCGAACATAAAAATCAGTGTTTAAACCATTCTCAATATTAACGCCATCGACAAATTCTCTTGATGCATTTGTTTTAATCATTGCCCACACTTCCGCAACTGTTGTAAATGCTACGCTTGAAAGTCCGTTAGGCGCATTATTTGCAGATATTGAAGTTGTTTGTATTTTAATTTTTTCTCTAAAATCGCCAATGCAAACTTTATTTACATTTCTTTTTATTGACTGGCATTTCATATAATAAATTTTTGTGGTATAATATATGGAAAAAACAAAGATTTAAATTGTGAATTATTTTCGTTTACACAATCGCCAGCATTCTCATAAAGATAAGCACAAACACTAAGCAACGCTTGTTTTAATGTTGCTGGAAAGTTTGGATAATCAACTTTAAAAGTAATTATAACCGCTTGCTTTCTATCATAAGTTGATGGAAATCTT